CACCATACTCATTTCTCAAATCAGACGGGCATACATCTTCAAGCGACTTTCCATAGGTCCAACATTTGACATCCACTAGTACCCTCCACTGCCGCCTCCACTATAGCCACCTCCTGACGGGGTGTCGCCTGTAGTTACTGAGCCTGCCTGCGCCCACTCAACACATACCTGGCCAGGTCCGTGAACGGGCCCTTCCATAATGGCACCATTGGGCATTCGATGCTTGACGCATTCGCCAGAACCAGGAGTTCTTGGAATTGTGATATCTGGGTGCTTATTAAGTCTGATGTTTAACCTCTCTATCCTTTGCTCTATAGTATCGTTTTTTGTTTGTTTCAAAAAAGAATTACTCTTTTTTATGGCCGAGTGTCGATCATTGTAGTACTCCATAAAACGAGAGATCAAGTAATAGTAAAACAGTTCATCATCAGTAACACCGTGGTCATCCAATGTTTTTCTAGTCAGCCTATAGACACGAGAAACAGGTTCTTTCCCCGCCACGCAAACGTGTCCAAACCTAAAAGTCGGATTAGCGCGACGATAAGATTCATAAAACATTGTAGCCATTATCTTAAAAACATTAAAGTCGTCCTTATACGCCAAAGAATAGCTCTTCTTGAATAAATCTACATAATCGTCTATTCCATACGCATTCATGCGAGGAATCATTGCAGTTGAGCGAGGGTTCGCAATTAATCGCCATGGACAATTCTTATCAACATAGAACCCAAACCTTCTTGCATGCAGTAGAAAAAACCTGAAGTTCGCGTCGCCAACAAAAAAATCTTTGTCAACATCGTTTGAAACATCCAAGTCTGCCACCTCTATGGCAAGGCCCGACGCGTTGGGCGACACATTGCGTGACGACAAAAAGCCGAGCCTTGTAAATGGATCTGCGTTACCAATAACGTCCTTCTCCATGAACATAAAGCTAAGAAATGATCTTAAGTCATGTATCCTCTTGTATCCTGAAGAAAAATTTACTCTATTCCGCACCGTGTCGGTGTATAGATTCTTCATATACGAATTATACAACAAATCAGGATCCGCCCAGGCCTTTTGCGGGATAACCGACCCCAAAAAAGTCTTTCTGCTTATCCTGCTTGTGGCAAATGCACGGTCAAAAAACTCTTTAAATTTCTCAAACGCGTCAACAACAAAGTTAGCCGCATATGTAGGTACCGGAGGTTCAAGTAGTTTCATCGCTGACGGGTTAATAACGACAATGTTTTGCTGTTCATCAATTCTTCCGTACAAAGGTTTATCATACCATAGATCAATAACGTACTTCTTCAGTTCCTTGCGGTCATCATTAAAGTAGCCTAAGTGGTATACCTCTCTTGAAGAATAGTTTTGTCTCGCCCTCATTTCATTAGATGCTAGGGACGGGAATGTAGTTTTTCTAATTTTCGGAATTGACATTTATAATGCTCCTATTACTATGACGAGCCGTCGCCCGATGATCTACCAAAAAATCTGCTATCGGAAAAAAACTTATGTGTTGGCTTTGCTGTTATATGATAGTGGACACCATCAGATGCTTGTCGCTCAAATCTGCACTTAAGCTCTGTCTGAAACTTCCCCCTTTCAATAAAGTCTTTTGTCTCATATATCACATAGTATCCTTCTAGGGGGAGTCGGAAGTCTGCTTTGTTTATTCCCAAGATGCTTGGGTGAAAGTACACGCGCATGCCCGGATAAAAGATAGAGTTGCCAACGAGCCGCAGCGTAAGCAAATAGGGCTCAGATATCAAAACCAATTGGGACCCTATGCCCGTCCCCTGCGCTTGTTTTATCTTAGATTCTCTAAATCCCGGTAGATTATCCTTCTGGAACTCAGCCGCTATGAGAATGTCTGACAGGGAGCCTACAAAAAAATGTTTAAGGCCCCGCTTTTCGTCTTTAAGTAGGTCCCCGTCTAGATCGAACGATTCAGTCGGCGGACGGCCCCCCACAAACATAACTTGTACCTGATCTTTCGACTCAATGCCTGTTCCGTCCAAGCGCGTTAAAATGCTCTTAACTTTATTTATTGAAACGTAGTTATCGCCGGTGACCGGCCGTCTTTTAAAGACGTCTTTCGCTAACACCTCCGGAATTGAAAAAGGTATCTTGCTAATCGCGCCGGGAATAACGTTCCTAAAACCTAGCTCGCTGAGGTGTCTAAGCGAGATTGCCGCCAACTCTCTAATCCCCTTAGAGAGAAACTCACCTATCGTATAATCAAATCTCTCCTTAGAAACAATCGTTTCAACATACCATTTAAAAAAATTCTGGTACGTTATAGGTATGTCCTCTATCGGAATATGCCATACCTGTTGTTTTCCCTGCTTATTGCTCCCTCTCTTGAACTTGCCGACCGGGCCCCCATCGGCACTGTCTTCGGCCTCGGTTCTTCGAGTCACCATTAGCGTCCCAATCAATATCTTATTCTTTTTGTGAAAAGCCTTGTCCTTAAACCGTGTGATAAAACCCTGCAAGCAGTCTCCTATCGTAACAAATGTGACTGGGTACGTGTAGACTTCATCACCGTCTACTTTTAAAGACGGTTGTGGGTTTACTCTGTGGTTCAAAGACCACCTTACGCCCTCTGCCGCTATATCCCGCTGAAGATTTTTTAAGCTTTGACGTTCCTGCTCCTGTAAGGGGGCGTCAGCAGTCCCTCGATAGCCTTCCATATCGCCCAAGACGCTCTTTTTTGTTTTCACAAGGCCCATTATAACCGATGTTCTTAGACCAGCAACTTTGGCCGCCCTTAACACTTGGTTGCCAAGTTTTCTCCCACTACCAGCAGCGACCTCACTCACTTGTATAAGATCTGTGCTTGTCTCCGAGTGGATGCCAGCAAGCCCCTTCATCGCTCTAATAAATTTCTTCCGGTGCAGGCTGCGGCCATAGGCCTCACCGCTCTTACCGTACGGATTCAACAACTTTTCATCAAAAACCAGAGTCTTGACATATTTTACATCAACAGCCGCTCTTAGTGTTGCTGGTTCGCCTTCGGGGGTGGTGGTGATATCAAGTTTCCGGCGACCTCCAAGGGCAAATGGGTCCGAATCTTCATCCTGCTCGCTGAGATTCCAAGCAACTTCTGCCGATGTACCTGGTCCCGCGCTCGCTGCTCCCGCCCTTGCCACATTATCAAACGCCCGCCAAAACGCATTCGTGCTAAGTTTGGTCAGGTCTTGGCTATATGATACCCTAGCATTATCTACACCTGTCAGTATCTCATCAAGATTACCAGCACTAGAGTCGTGCCTCACTCGGTCGGCGTATTCTTCACCATCAACAATGGCCTGTCTCGCTCTTATCAAATCTGCCACCCACGACCGGCCGCCGGGAGGTCCAAGGGGAGCAAAAATCGAATATCGCGGATCTGATGCCTCCTGTTCAACTGCGCCGATGTATTCCGCATCAATCGAAACAGTGCCCTCTTGTGATAAATCAAAAGTGTGTGTTAATATATTCAACGTTAAAGAGCGGTTCAGTCCCTCCAAGACCTTCTTCAGCTTCTTTAAGTCCTTAAACGCGAAGTCCAGGTCAGCCATATCTTCCCTAACCGTCCAACCAAAAACAACTCTAATCCTGTACTCGTCTCCCCAATATGTAGCTTTTCCATCCCTGCCGTAATTTGCATTCGGCAACGGGGGCGACAAAACATCTACATGTCGCCATTGCTTATTCATGGCAAGAACCTTTTTCTCCGCCGCCTTCTGTGCCGCATCCGCCGCCAAATCCGCGTCTTCAACGCCCGTAACTTCCCTGGCAACAACTCCATTCAGGTCAATCCAATTCTGGAGTGCAATCTTTTGCACTCTTTTTCTCTTTTCTTCCGGAACTATTTCATGTCCTCTTGAAAGCTCATGCACATTAGAGAAGAAGAGCCTAAGACGACATCTAATATTGTTCTCAACTTCCGCTTCGTTGACACCCTGATACGTTGCCTCAAAGCCTCGTAGCCCAGCAGAAGCGAGATGGCTTGGCGTGGGGCCACCAAGCAGTTCTACCTTCTCATGGGTCGGGTAGATCATCTCCACCTCTTCCGTCTCTCCCGTTCTATTGTTGGTAAACACCTTAAAAATTCTTATTTTTGGAACTAAGAAAGACAATTGATGAGCCTTCAACTTTCTTAATATCTGAAGTCCAGTTCTGCCGCACAAATATGAGATCACATACGGAATATCTTCTGGGCCGTAAGACAGGCTATGATACTTTCTCTTGAAGCGCTTCCGTACTATCTTAAAGAAATCCTTGTTGAGGGTTAAGTGGCCTATTGGTCCCTGAACATAGTCTGGCGTATAAAGGTTTTCGCCCCTCGACAGCAAACCCATATACGCGCTTGTTAAGGCGAGCTGCTCCCTCTCCCAGAATGTTAAAAACTCTCTACTCATTTTTCACCCGTTGCTATAAAAATACGACACTATCGTTTCCACCGGCCTCGGGACCTTTATTAGCTCTCCCCGCCTCATGTATGCGTCAGAAGGCTTCTCATTATACCAGGCTATCACCCACCATAAATCCTTATCGCCATATTTATTGGCCGCTACGTTGTAGAAATTATCACCCATCTTCCAAACATAATTTTCCAGTTCCAACTGTCGTATGATTTCTACCGTCTTCTCCGGAAATTTTGGGGAATTATAATGTATAATATTCGTCCTCCCCCTTTCCTCCAGAAACCTTCTGTATTGATCGCGATCAAGGGTCGTCGTTGTTCTGTTATTGTATCTACTCACTTGTAATTATCCTCCACCGCTCATTTCCTCCCTGATCGCCTCACCGTCGGGCGGGGGTGTGGTGGGGCCTTCTCCCGGTGTTCCCCCTGGGTCCGGCGGACGACCAACGACGTCCATCGGAGAGCCCTCGATGTCTTCCCTTTTACCCACCCAAGAAACCGGATCCGCTGGGTGGAACTTGCTCTTTGCCGCTGTTTGCCAGCTTTTTAATGAGTAGCCATAAGGAAATCCATCCGCAAGAGGCACATCGTTATCAGAGCCTACGTGTACCCACCCTGGGTCTACGTTGTGGATAGCCGTAAAGTCAATATTTATAGTATAGCCCTTTGGAACAGAGCCCAAAGACGTCTTTACCTTATCGGTATGAGTCCACATCCCTATATCAAGAATCGGTGAGAACTGAAAGCTCTCAATGATCCCCGTCAGCCCTTCCGACTTCACATCATTGCCCCTAAGGGTAAACAACTTTGATGACGGATTTTCAAACGCACCGTATGGGCCAAAACCAATTCTAAATTCCTTTCCATCTCTGCCGCCAGTGAAGCCGGTGCCCCCATCGGTTATCATGGTTCCAAACAGTATTTTAAAATAGGGAGGTGATACGATGGATGTAGCCGACTTATCCCCCGGATGTGAGTCATAAGTAGGATACAGGTTGGCCGCCAAATAACTCAGCTTTTGTTGGAGGTGCATGCCGTCACCAAAATCCTGTGCCATGGCCTCCAATCCAAACGATAGCGTCCTTTGAGTGCCCTTGTAGGTGCAAATTGGATCCATTCTACCGTAAACTTCTTCTTTGTTATAATTTACTTTATAAGACTCATCAAAGCTCGTAAACGCAGCGAAGAAAGATATGTTCCAGCCGTGACTTATAGAATATATGTGTATAGTGCGCCCCGTACCTCTTGGTTTCGCAGGATTCCCTGAAGAGTCGCCGAACTCCTGGAAGTCTTTGAGTCCCATTAGACGCCCTCTCTCCGGTCTATAAACCGACCTAACTCGCGGTGATCCAATATAATCTCATATGAATCCATCGCCTCCTTAACAGCTTTGGCTACCTTATCTGCCATCTTAGACGAATCTGTTCCTGTGCCTTGCTTTCCAGTCCATGCCCCCATAGCAGCTACTGGCGCAGCTACCGCCAGCGTCATGCCCGCTACTGCCATCATTCCCATATTCATCGTATTAATCTTCGCTACGATATGATCAATAGAGGTCTCAATGACGCTCAACGGCTCCTGCATGTCCGTGATGGCTTTAATTCCAGATTCAAGCTTTGCCGTGGCTCGGGCGGCTTCACTAATTCTCTTCGCCTTCTTGGTGGTCTCTCCATCTTTGTCATCACCTCTTCCAATCAACCAGCCAATACCTTGAGCAGCAAACCCTATCGCCGCAATCACCCCCGCAATAGTAAGCAGGATAGGTATTAATTTTAAGGACGCTTGCCCAAACGCTGCGACACCAGGAGCAGCAGCAGCCATCATCGCCCCAAGGCCTCCCACGGCCGGGGCGGTCACACTTACGGCGGGCAGAAGCGCACCAAGGATCGCCCCAAACATGGCTAGTTTACCAACCAGCATCACAACAGCAATGGTTATACCGGCTACGGGTATTAACCACCCACCCCACGCTTCATTCCATTCAAGAATGAAACCTAAGATGTCGGCCATCAACTGACGAAGAGGCGCCAAAGATACCGCATAGGCTTCTGCCACCTGCTTTCTTCTCATTTCAAGGGTTAAGTTCGCCTGAGAGGCCTTTTCGAGTGCCTCTTGGCTCTGGTTGTATTTATTCATCTCTTGCAGCCCTCGCTGATACGTATCAAAGGTTCCCGAAAACATCTTGTTCGCAAGCGCCATATCGGTAATGCCAGCAGCGTTTGCAATTGCCTGTCGCTGGAATCTATTCATCGATTTCCAGCTTGTATTGGACGACTCAACGGCCTGCATCATAATCTTTATTCTTTCGTCTTCACTTGCATTAAGCAGGTCCACCGAATTAATAAGGGGACCGCCCAATATAGAATTCAACCGCCCTGCTGCTGTCGCAGCATTTTCAAACGTATCATATTGAGACATGGCTCCCATCAATTCAGACACCGAAGCGCCAAGTTGCTTAGACGCAGTTGCCATATTACGAAAGACCTTATCTGCCTGTTGTCCGAACTTGGCTAATGCGGGGCCTGTTTGGTTTAAATCTTGAATCATCTGCGCGGGGGGGACTTCAATGTCCCTGGCCAAGTTAGCAATACCGGTTAAAGACTGTTTGCTTGCATCAGCAGACTTTCCAAAAGATTTCATTAGTGTCTGCATCGCTTGCGATGAGTCAACACCGGAAACACCAAGCCCGTCAAGAGCGATGGTTAATCTCCCGATACTGGCTCTTTGCTCTCCTGTTAGGAGCGTAAATTCAGTAAAACCGGTAAAGAGGTCCCTATACGCTCGTGCAGTAGCCGCTTGTCCTGTCGCCAACGCCCCAGTGTCCCTAACGAGGCTCCTTATCTCACCATCATACTTTCTAGCTGCGCCAGTTGTTCTACCAAACTCAGCGAGGAGAATTTCTTGTTCAACAGAAACCTTCTTTGTATTATCAGCAAACTTACTTAATAGCGTAATACCTAAATTGGCGGGACTAAGGGCATCTTTCATCCCCTTCTTAAGGTCTAAAAGCGCGCCTTTAATATCGCCCGCCTTATGCATTTTCTCCATCTTACCAAGAAAGCTCTCTTCAAAACTCTTAATGCCAAACTTGCTTCTAACTTTATCTGCGAAATCCTTATACCTATCCTGTAACTCACCGATCTTACCAATCTGTTGGTCAAGCTCTGCGTTGATTCTTCTGAGGTCCGCGATGGTTTGAGCGGATTTCTTTCTGTCTTCATTGGACGCCCCCCCCGCCACCTCCATCTTCATCTGCTCTTGTCTTATGAGAGTATCGTTCAGCGCGATACTCTCTCTAAGAGATTGCGCTGCTCTATCTCGTGCCTGATTAAGCTTGTCGTACTCATCCGTCGCGTCACTAACGTGCTCGGCCTGCTCTTTTACAAGTTCATTGACTTGTTTCAGCAATTGCGTTTGTCTGTCCAGAACCTCTGGGCTTGGTGTATCAGCCATCGATCATCACCCTATCGGCCATTCCATACCGGTTTGCGTTTTAAAGTTCCTGGTTGCTACATCCAGATATGCCTTCTGCCGGTAGGTTCTAGGATCCTCAAGGCCGTTCTCTATGACGCTTGACATATATTTCTTTTCTCTCATAAGAGTCTTCAAAAAGCTGTCAATCTGTCCCCTCGTGCCCTTTATCTTATGGTTTGGTAGATCCCTTCCAGCGAACAGGGCCTGCAAGCTCTGCACGGTAACCTTAATCAATGCTTGATTTCTTATATCAAGCATATCAAATATATCCATCCCTTCAGACAAGTCTAAGATCTCTTTAGCCATTATAAAAACCTCCGGTCAAAGTAAATAGTTTTCATATGAAAAACTTCTTACTTTGTAGACCTCTTAATCGCATCTCCCTCATCCTTGAGCTGCTGAGCAAGCCTTGCAACAAACCAATTACGAAGTCCTACCGGCAAGTTATACGCCTCCGAAAGGCTCCACCCTCCGTAATATTTTAACGCAAAAAACTGTTCGTATACCGATTCAATATATTCTTCACTCAAACCAAAAAAAGTCCGGCCCCAGCCTAACCTCCAGTTCAGCTTCGTGGCCACATGAACCGCAGACAAAGTCTCTAATAAAGTCAAGATTGGGTGTCACCTTTTTATACGTATTCCTCAAATATTTAGCATCCCTGGCGGGCATTCCGTCAATAGCCTTATGGACAACTCTCTTGTCTGTCTCGTCGTTAATTTTGACCACAAACTGCTTTAATTGCCCGGTAACAGAATCACTGTCCTTCAACTCGCCCAAAGCCTTCTCATCATGACCATTAATCGGCCTGCACAAAACAGCGAAATTTGATGCAGGAAGCACCACCGTGAATAATCCATCCTCATCCAGAGTCACGTCGAGATCTTCAAGCTGCTGTTGCCACAAGTTACTTTCAATCTCCTGTAGATCGTATATTTTATCGCTCTGGGACATGCAAAGCGGGCATATGGTTTTTGTTCGATACTCCTCTCCATAACCACTTACTCTCGTGGCAAGGATTATAGCATTTCTATCCCCGACCAATAAGTCATCAGATTTTATACGCCGATCTACAATAATACTATTCATCAGCCTATCAAAAACGATTCCTTTCTTGATAAAAGACTTATTAGTCAGGATGTCTTCTTCTTTGGCGGTCATTTGCCTTATCTCTATGGTATCCACGTTGTGAAGTGGATGTTCTTCCGGATAAAACAAGCCTTTTGATGGCAGGTCAACAAACTCTGTCGGAGTGACAAACTCCAAGCCCCCACCTGCCTGGGGGGCGTCTATGTTATCTGGTTTTTTTCCTAGTCCAAGTCTCTCTAAATTTCTTGACATCTATACCTCATTATTATCTTCTTAACTTGTCTCGCTGAACCCAGCATAATCATAACGTACCGTTATAGATAGTTCAACAAAACCATCATCTTCGTATGACACATCTCCCCACGCAACTCTTTCAATCCACGCATTGTGTAGCGTCCATTTGTCCTGGGTCGCACCGTCAACATCTATTTGGGTCACGGTTATGTCGCCAATTCCCATACCACCGGACTTGTTCAGAGAAAGATCGAGAGCAGACGCATCGGTTGGCATCGCATATCCCAGGCTAGTTGTTATATAGTCCCAAAGAACTGCTGCGCTGTGGTTCGTTGCATCGCCAGAACCAAGATCGACAAAAGTCATCTCTACCGGCTCCCAAGTGGGCATCCCAGGGAAATAAAATTTGTGGTTTAGGTAATTATGCTCGTGCGCATTAACCGAAAAGACAGGCTTGACTGCCGTTTTAGCTGTTAACGGGTCCAAGGCCCCCACATCAACCTTAAATCTATTCTTTCTCTTGGGATTTACTATGCTATTCCAAAATGCCATCTATTTAGTCTCCGTAATATAATTAGTACTATTCATTGAAAACCGCGCCTTGATTCGTTATCACAAAGTCAAGTAATATGAACTCAATGGACTTGGCAGGCTTAACGATAATCTTCGCGTATAGAGCGTTCTGGTCAATCAAGTCCGGAGTGGTGGTGGTCTTATCTAAAATAACCTTGTAGTCAACAAGCCCACTGCCGGCTTTAACCTCAGCCAAGAACGGATTTACCTGATTCAAGAACGATTGCCATGTACTCTCGACATTTTGCTCGAACAGAATCCCCTTAGCCATGCGTTGGATATTCCGCTTGAGATAGATCAACAGCCTTCTAACGTTAATACGATCCAGTGCCGATCTTTCCACCTGAAGCGTCTTTTGTCCGAAGATAACAATACCTTCGCTAGAGAAATTGGCGATTGGGTTAATGTTAACCTCATACAGCCTGTCTCTGTCTTTTGCGCTTAAAGGATCTATAGTCCCGACAATGTCTAATCCGTACTTCGACGCACCGTCGCCAATACCTCCTCGGCTGAAGCCCGCAGGTGCAAACCAAACCTCAGACGCCTTTTCGCTCCAAGATATAGCTGCTAGTGCCGCCACTGACGGGGGCAGGTAGAAGGTGTTGGTGCCACCGCCGGTTGTTCGCGCCTCAACCCACGGATAATAAGCACATCCGTAACTACTGTTCAAAGTTCGGGCTCTAAGATTGCTTACAGTTGTTTTAACACTGCCGTAAGTTGAGGTCGCCGTCCTATTACTCGTTTCCGAGGCAGGCTTGTAGCCTCCTTCCAAATCAACAATAGCCAGAGCGTCCCCTCTTTGCTCCATCTTATCAACCAATTTCTTTGTAATGGTTGTGTTTGTAATGCCGGGAGCAGCCGCCATATTGATAGATAACTCCTCCGGAGTGGAGATGAGGTCGATCGCCTTGCCCAGTGAATATACATAAGTGTTATTCAACTCAGTTCCGCCCGATGTATCACCATTGTTAAATGGATCAGGCTCTCTAATGTCCAACCCATCTGTTCCGCCAAACAATGGAACAGAGAAATTATTAGCCCAGCAATCAGCGTTGGGGGTTCCCGCTTGGCCCATAACGCCTTCCGGTTTTTCCGTTACCGCAGTGAGTGAAGTTCCCGCAGCGCGGCTACCAGACACATACACTGGGCCTGCGCCGTCAACGCTACCGCTAACATCATCCAATGTAAAGTAGGTCTGCACGCGCATGCCATTCGATACGTCGGAATACGAAAATCCGTTGACACCATCAGGCGCAGCCCTCAAGATGTCTAGAGTTGCTCTGTCCGCACGCTGGTCGCTGTTAACCCTGGTTCTAAGGCCAAAGTAACATCCCTGCGTGCCCTCTTGCGTGTCTATTGGGAACCCCTGCGTCGACGCACTCTGGACAAGATTTATGTCGGGCCAGATAAAGCTGCACGAAAGGCGAGCCGGGAACCCAGCAAAGGCCGCATCGTCTTCAGCCGTTCGAGCTGTCTTACCCGCAAAGTCATCTCTCAGCCAGTTACCAGCTTGCTTGCTGAAGTAAAAGCCACCGCTCACAAATGTATTGTGTCCGTTGTGTGGTTGAGCAAGCTTGCTAATAGTCGCCCCCGCTGAGCCCGACGCCATAGTGAATCCGTTAGGTCTTGCGGGGCCTTCAAAACCAAAAGGTATCAAGGTAGAATCAAGATTATCATCCGCCATCTCTATTCTAATGTAGGCCGATCTATTGGCGTTCCTCCCCACCATTCTGTTCTTCTTCAGGGTATCGTCCCAAACGGGATATTGATCTCCTATCACCTTCGCGATATAGTTAGGCGATCTTGGATCTAAATTCAAGTCCCCATGATACTCCAGTACTTTCTTCTTGGCTTGTGTGTCCGAGTTAAAAAGTTCTCGAATCTCCACATCAAATCTTGCATACGGATAAACATCCGCGTCCTTCGAGACGCTAATATTAGCAATACAGATCTTTATGTTTCTTTGCGCCCACCCATCACCATTAAGAGTGTGGAATTTAAACAGCTTTGTAGTATCACGAGCAACATTGAAGCTGGTGCCATCAGACGTCGTGGTATCCTGTGAAATAATCCACCCCGTTCGAGCGCTCGTCGCCTGCTTACCATAGTGATCAGCCCACGCCACCGACCCTGAGTGCATTGAAAGGATTATACCGTAGTATTGGTCCCCGGAACCCCCCGCTGATACGGCGCCGGTTAAGTGATTCTCAAAGGTTTCGCCAAGCCAATAGGATTGAACATCCGACGGCTCTGTAGAAGCATTGACCCTGGTTGGGTTCGTGTTAAAGGCGTTTCTAATAAATCCATCCGTCGTGCCGGGATCGAAGTGGAAAGAAATCTTGTCCGTGGCACTCCCGGAGTGCATAAGAACCGTAAATTGACCGCCCTGGGCGGTGTTCTTTATAATTGTGCTCGCGGAGGCCGTCACGCCAAGGTCACACCCTGCCACGCCAATAGCTGCCGACATAGCAGTCCCCGAAAGCTCAATTCCAGTGCTGCCATTCAGATACCAAACAGCAGCCAAGTTACCAGTAATATCGGGCCTTGTTGTCCCATCACCGTAAGCTGACCCACTCGCTATAATAAAAAGGCCAAAAGCCCCGCCGTTTTGTGAATACTCAGTCGTCGACCCTGTCGTATATGTCGTTTTCCATCCGGCCAGAGTTCCCGCGCCCAACTCTTTATCAGACTGTTGGCCCAACAACCTCACGATCGTAACAGGAGAATTATTCTTTAACCACGCCTTCGCTGCGTGTCCGCCATAGTTGACTGCTGACTTATTGCCATCTCGCCAGCTATTTGCCTCAGTCCCCTCGCTCGGCATCCCAAACATATTAACAAACTCTTCGTAACTATTCACCTTAGTCGGTATCATACCAGGGCCCTTATCAAAACGTCCGATAATAGCAGGACCGATTGCGTCTTCTCCCTGTCCGTACTGTGACTGGTCGATCTCATTGGTAAAAACGCCAGGCGAAATAAAAGTAAAATCCTTTGATGCCATCGTGGGGGTCTCCTTGAAAAACAATTTCTCTCTATTAACTAGTATTTTTTAAATGCAAAATGCTAATTTCACATTCACTATGTATCCATAGCATCTTATTTAAGCGCCAAAGCCGCCGAGCCCCTCCTGTACATCCAAAAGGTACTGTACAAAAAGCCCTGGGTGGGCCTGTACTGCCATCGGGGCAGATGCCGCACCGGGGTGGAGGAGGTGGAATGCCTCCATGGCACGCAGCTGATCCGCAGTAGACAGCGTGTGGAGAAAACTAGTCGCTGCCGCTAGGTCCGCTTCCGAGCTAAAAGGTTCGACAATCGGAGACGGCTCTTCACCGCCAACAACTCCCAACACAAGGCCTGGCCATTGTTGGGTCTCACTGCCGACAACTGGAGACCCGCCCGCAGCATTGTTACGAGGCCACGTTGATTCTCGACCAAATATTATACGAACAGCGTTCTCCCTATAAACAAGCTTGGGCTGCTCCTGATTAGGACCTTGCCCCATCAGATACCCTAGAACCTCAACATTAATCTTTGTCTTGTAGGTTTTTTCCTCACCTCCAATATCTGACGCATTGCTGTCTAGATTGAACGAAGAATCAACAAACGCCTCATATGTATGATCGTCACTGCCAAAGGTAAAATAATTTATCTGTCCCGGTTTTGTTATAAAAGGAGTTATCAAATCATTAATGTGTTGCAGGTATTGCGTCCTGATGTTTACCTCATAATTTATGTAAACGTATACAGGTAGTGGCGCAGTGACTGTTTGATAAACAACTCTCTCATTTTTAAATGGGAAGTTTTTTTGCCCATGCAGCTCTTGTGCCATCATATTGGCAAAATTTGAGGTCTTTTCTTGGTTGATACGCCGAGCCACCGTTATTGCGCCCCCTTCTGCGTCCTTGCCAAGTGGAATATGTGCCGGAATAGGACCTTTTCGGGCTGGATCCTTGGTGATCTCAGACCTGAATACGCTGATTATTGGTAACTTTAACTCCCCTGAGTCGGCTCGAATGTCCAAATGCGTCTTTCTGTGGAAAGCCCTCTCTGCGCTCTGCCAAATAACAGGCACTTTCTTGAAGCCCTCACGATGCATCACATGAAGATCAAGCTTTTCATCGATATACTTAAAAAAAGCCTCATCAATGGTCTCCATGGTGCTTAAAGAGATAAGTTCCTCCCTGATTATAGATGTATCCTTACTTGCCATCGAACAGACCCTCACGAGCAAGAACACATTTAGCGGAAACCTCCATTTTATGGTCTACTTGGCCAAAAATCCGACGAGGCTCCGACCAAGTCACTATCTCATAGAAAAAATCCCCGTATAGGACAAAATCGCCCTCTGTTACATACAAATTTTGATCCTCAGTCAAGCGTCTCTTGTGAAAATGAACAGTTATCTCCGTTGATGCATCTATCCCGTGCTCTCCAGTAACAGTCTGCAAACTTTCCCAGTCCACGAGTGCGAATACCGTGATTGGGGGCAAAAACACTTTGTCCACCGCCTCACCATAGACTGGATGGAAGTTGGTTCTAGTGATATCTATCGGATAATACAAGATCTGCTGGCCGATGACCCTTTCTATAAGCTCATCGTTAACCTGCTTAACAAGATCACGCTCCTTCTTACCAAGGAATAGGGGCGGTGGGGGGTTGTTCGGCCTTTGCCATTTGTTTGTTGGTGCTGCCATCTATTTATCCTACATATACGAAGTACGGAACTGTCTGGAACGTTTTCTGTGCCGCCTCAGTCATGGCCGCATCCGCCTCAGTAAGCTTCAGATAAGTTAGTTCATCCAATAACTCTCTAAGATCCGTCCTAAGCCTATCCTGCTCGTCCTTCGCCTGCGATAAAAGATCCGCCGCATTTAAAGTAACGCTTTCTCCCGGAATCGGAATAGTCGAAAATTTACCCCTGACCTGCCCCAGCATCTCCTTTGATAACGCAAGGGCATATTTACGAATCCACTGTTTTCCCATAGAATTAATCTTGTCAAATGGCAGCGGACCAAACGGCAACGTATTCAAATTGTTAACTCCGTCAACCTGCGCCTTATCTACTGAGTTTGAATCTGTCTCCCAAGCATTTTTCTGTACCGAAAACTCAACATGGAGTATCGATGGGCCATAAGACGTTGGTTCGGGGTATATTCTTATTACATTGTTTTTTATTTCATATGAGTAATGAGAGTTTCTCGTGTATATTGCATCTTCGTATGCCATAGCTTGCATCTTATTCTGCCACACAGGGACAATTTCGAACGTGCTATCATCCGCATACATTCCGTAACTAGACAAATTCCCTACGGCGTTAAGTCCGCCATAATACCCATAGAATCTCCACATAGCATGTGGAGTTTTGTAATAAACTCTCCTAATAAAGACCCTGCTGTCTTTAATCTTATTGGGGAATGAAGAGTTAGAGGCCAAAGAGGACTGTGAAAGCATATGTTGGAGGTTATAATCTTGCACGCTTTTGGTTAGCGCAATAGAACCAGAATAAATTGGCTGCGTTCCTCCGATGCCGACTTCAGTCGAAATAGTGTCGGCGATCTGCCTAGCGTATCCAAAATCAAAACGTGGGTATCTCAAGGAAACGTCAGTTAGGGTCTCTTGGCCCTCTATGGTTGACCCACTTATTTGACCTCTCTGGTCAAATGATCCGGTGGTGTTCCCTAATGCTTGCCCTAAAACATTCTTGGCTTGATGTAGGTTGACAATGTTAGAGTATTCCAATACAGCCTCTTCATAGGCCGTGAATATGTTCTTCTCCGTAAGCTCAATATCAACGACATCGCCGCCAAGCTTTCTATATGTATAGTTAACCTGCTCCGCAGCACCCGTGACAAACAGCAAGCTATAGAGTTCATTTGAAGTCTCGTCTTGCTTTGTAGAGCGAACATAAACGCCAAGAGGGTAGTTAACAGCACCCGCTGCCGTAGTTAAAGTACCGCTCTCAGGTAGCGCTATTGCGCTGGTTGTTTGCTTTGGTGTTAGCTGTGGGACTGCCATGCATGTAATCCTCCTACATACTAAGTAGTTTTCTTGAAAGGTATTAGGGAAATAGGCTTAATCGTTTAAAAAAAAACCCCGGCCTCCTAAGAAACCGGGGTTTATATGTCATACTTAACCGGAGTTAAATATTAGCTAGTAGCGCCTGCGCCGCCCATCATGTCTTGGACAACAACCAGTCCATACATATCAGGTCGAACCATCTTCTTGGCGTACCGAGTCATGACACCCTTACGGGGCACGAAGTCCTCAGTACCGAAGATAGTCGGGGTGACCTGCAATGGCACGTATGGAGCGTACACATAGCCCGACTCAAGGAAGCTAGCGCCCTTGCGACCCACGAGAACAACGTTCCGCAGGAAGTAAGGATCAACGTAGACATCCCACTTCTTGGAGAGTGCACCAACCTTGACAGCACCAACCGTACCACGATCAGCGTCACCAGTGACACTAGCGCGGAAACCAGCAGTGAACTCAAGGATGTTGGCGATCTCAGGACCACAAACAATGAAGTTTGCGCCACCGCGAAGCGTCTTGCGGTGAATCTGAGCGCTCACGTCGTTGATGGTCTCAACGAGAGTCTCATACCACTCAGACACGTTACCGGTGAAGTCGGGAGCCGCCGAAGAGGCACCAATTTCCTTACCAGTCTCGCGTTGAACAAACTTGGAAGGCGAACGTGACCAGAAGTAACGGCCAGCCTTCGCTCCAACAACAAGGTCATTGAGAATCTCACGATCGATTTCAAGAGCAATCTGCTCCGAAAGGATCTGCGTAAGCTCAACCTCGGCATCGAGGTTATGATACGCATTGAGATCTTGACCAAGCTCGGGAGTCCACTTAGCCTTGAGCTTCTTGGTCATCGCCGTAACGGCAATCGCATCCACCTTGATATCGATCTCGGGAATGTCAGTATTCATTCCAGCGAGAGGTCCAATATTCTCAGTGTACGCGCTACCAGCGCCTTCAAGGCCCCATGGTGTACCAGGGACAACAGCACCAGCCTCACCAGCTCCGAAGCTATCGGCAACAGCGTAACTAAACTTGTTGCCCTCACGGGACATGAGAGAAAGAGTACCAGAAGCGAGCACCAACCGATCGGACTGTGAGCCCGTTGAAGCAGCCATAATGAGCAGCGTTGTACCATAAATGGTATCGAGCGGATCATACTGCGTCAAGCGACGAGCCTGTCTACCAGTCTCTGCGTGCGCATGAATTCCTGCGGCAAGGGTGCCAGTCAGCGTATTCGCAATAGTAATAAGATTATCTTTATTAAGACTGGGGAAATTGGTGACTGCCACCGTACCAATAGCAACACCAGAACCAGAAAGGTCTGCGTCGTTACGGGTCACATAGTCAAAGTACTCCTGAACAGTGTTGAACGTAATGCTACCGAAGCCCGAGTTAGCAGTCGCCGGAAACGCAATCGTTTGCGGATCGGAGACATCTTCTCCAGCAACACCGGCATCAGCACCACCCACAGTACCAGTAACCATGGTGGTGATGAGAACAGTCTTGTCGTCGGTGAAAGAGCCAGTGGGCGAAGAGTAGCCGTTATTCAATGAATAAAAGCCTGTCTCATCGTTCAGCCCTGACAAGCTCACGCCGCCAGTGATCTGCGAAGCAACCGCTCCACCGCCATACAGCGAACTATTGGCCGTAGCGCCAAAGCGAGCCTCGTTGAACGTAAAGTCCAAGAAGAAGATCAGACCAGAAGGCAAGCTCATGGGCTGAACACTAACAATATCATTGGCAATCAAGCCACCAAAAACACGACGAACGATGGGAAACGCAACAGAAGCAAAGCCCTGCACATCACCACCAGCCATAGACGACGCTTCCTTAAGAAGCTGAGCCGCCTGATTCTCAAGCAAACGAGCCATAGTATTCTTTTTATGGTCGTGAGAGAGTCCTTCCAAAAGGCCGGTCTTGTCCCACTTTTCAAGCAGGGCAGCACCTTCATTTTGGAGGGAACGCTCTTTAATACCCTCAGTAAGGGTTTCTAAAACAGACATTTGTAAATCCTCCTTTTAAATTCTATTTTAATCCAGCTAATGCTTTCCAACGATCTAAGGCTGGTGCTTGACCGTCTGGTGCTGCTTCGCCCTTACGAGCTAACAACATTGCTGAAGAAGAATGTTCAACGGCTTCGCTAAGTGATTCTGGATGGCGTTTGGTGCTGCCCACTGAGCTTTGAAGTGTCTCAAAAATTAATTTTGCCTCTTCAACAGATTTAGCCTCGGAGAGTTTTTCGGCAACTTGTGACTTTTGCCGCTCATTCAGGGAGTTGTTCTCCAAAACTTTAACTTTATAGAGAAGTTTAGCATTAACAACGTTGGATTCTTCAAGAATTCCTTTCATCATTGCTACTGCCTCTGTCAACTTCTCAATACGTGTATCTTTATTTTTAAGTTTTTTTGTATCATCTTCAATAGTCTTTTGAAGATCTTTATTCTCTTTTTGAAGCCCTTTCACTGCCTTGTTTATTGCCTCAAACTCTTCCTTGTGTTCATCGCTTTGCAACATTGCAAGCAATTGCTTAGCCTTATACTGCATTTTTGATTCAGGTGTACCAGCCCAGCCATCTTTTTCTGGCGAAATATCAACAGTAAGCGACTCTGCTAATTCCTCCACGGCCTCTCTTATATCTTCCTCCGAGATTTTTTCCTCCGTAACGACTTCTTCATCCATCGGAGTCTCCTCTTCTAGGTTGTCCTCGGAAAGCAGCCCAAGCTCTTCATTAAGCTTCGCAAGATCAAGAACGACAGTTTCTTCGCCGGGAACCTCTTCGCCCTCCTCATCAGATGCCGTCAAGGCTTCAGCAGCATCTCCCTCTTCGTCAGGGCATAAGCATACTTTGGGCGTCATGCCTTCCGTATCTTGCTCTACCGAAGTCTTGATTTGATCCAAAACAGGCGGCTCCTGCGGGGCGCCCAGTTCCATCTCTTCCTCTTCATCCGCAAAAAACTCATCTTGTTCTAACATTTGCTCAACAGCTTCTTTAATCTGTTCGGAATATTTGTCGACCACAGCAGCTTCAGCGCTGTTGTAGGCGGCCTCTCTAAGAGCGTCGGCTTCGACTATAGCTTGGTCAAGTAATGTGGACATCTGGGTTTCTCCTAAAACACGTCAATAATAAATAGTAAGTTTTAAGATAAAAAAACCAACCTTACGCCATTCCTGGACAATCGGTCACCCCTGAGCCAGTTAAATGCCACATGCTAGATGCCGGAATGTTCGTAAGTTCGGCAAATATTTGGTAGGTCGCTGCGACGCCGCTTTGATTGGCGATATAGACCTTATCACATTTAGTATTAAAGGTTACTGAGCCGCTCTCCCCCACAACTTCAATATAGTGAAGGCCAGTGTGAACATCAGCAGTGGTGGTCGCACTTTGTTCACCCGCCGTCCCCGGTCTCGTGATCGAAGTGACCGTCGATCCGCTTTGAAACTGAACTTTAATATACGTCGTATTTGCCGCCGACGTATTAATAACTGTAAAGGACCTTGCAACATAGGGAAACTGCATCATTTGCACTTTATCATTCGCAATGCTTGACCCCGATATCCACGGGGTACCCGACGACTGGTATGAAGGCGTATGCCATATTCCAGGATTTCCATAATTCATTGCCATTTTTTTCTCCGCTTGTTAATAAATAGTTATTTTATATCCAATTTCTTATTTCTTTCTTGTTCTGCTTTACGAGCATTATTAATTTTTTGCTTCTTTTGTCTTCTTTTTTTGGTGGAGGGTTTTTCATAAAATCTTTTACTTAAGTATTTCTCCATTACCCTTTCTTTCTTGGTCTTCTTTATGAACTTCTTAATTAATCGATTCGTGTCACCACGAACCTCATTGAGAGTTACCTCAACATTTATTGCTCTACTCATTTTTCATCCTTTTAAAGCATCCCATTTACCACCGGCAAGCCTCATAATCCCAGTAATATCAACACCGGCATCGTCTGGCGGCACCCCTGCGAGTGCCGCCCCAAGGCCCTCTTCTGGTCCAGCCACCGGCTGTGTGTTCTCGAATACATTAATGTCAGTGCCAATCGGCCCAACCGATTCATTAAGACGACGAATTCTTTCTTGGCGCTGTCGCTCAAGTTCCTCTTCTTGGCGTCTTATGTCTGCCGGATCGGGACCTCTCTTCACCTCAGTTATAGTTTGCGCACCCATACCTCTTACGACTTCGGATACCACCTGAGATAAAATGCCCTCTTCAAGAAGAACTTCTCTAATTGTTTGTTTAATCAAGGGCTTTAATACTTTTTTTAATTCATTTGTTTTCATGTATCACTCTGTTTTAGTTACTTTCATTTTATATAAGCCCCAGTTCTTTGCTTTTTGCAATTAAAGCTTGGTCACAACGTTTCACAACATCTAGTTTATTATTAAAATAATCCATTACTTTAGCAGACAGTTCTTCATGTCTGGCGTCTTCCTCGGGGGAAAGGTAACCTTTATTCATTAAAATTTTAAGCTGTGTGGCTGTCTCGACGTAATCTGTGCAATCATCACCTTTATCTTTCTTAAAAAAGTCAAGAAATCCTTCTTTTACTGTTTTTTCTATCTCTTCTTTAATAATCTGTTTTAATTGTGATTTGGTGATTTTCATTGTTTATTCCTTTAGTACATTCCGCCGGTATCTCTATCTCTATAAGATGTCCGGGTGCCTTCTTCGCCTTGTGGGCCTGCGCCTATTGCCTTTAGAGCTTTTTCAAGTTCTGTTTTAAAGTTTGAGGCAATAGGCTCATCTGGATAATCTCCTAGAAACCAATATTTGTCATCGTCTTCAATTTTACCAATTACTCCGTCTGCCAAGCTGTCGATATCGTAAGCGCCGATGATCACATGCTCAACGCCGTTAATACGGAGCTTGACCTCTGTTTGATCATATTTTGTTTCCATTCCTAAAAATTCAACACTTGTTTCTGTACCTTCAAGTTCAAACGAAACTTTGCGGTTTTCTTCATTTAGGACTCTTCCAATCTCTTCTTTAATAATTTGCTTTAATTGTGCTTTTGTAATTTTCATGATAGGATATCCTTAATTAAAGAATCAATCTTGTTTTCATTAATTAGAGTTTCATTAACGTTAATGTGCGGTCCAATAGAAATGTTTTTAGGTGATAAATACGCACCCGGTGTTGACGGCTCTGAGACCATATCAAAACAGATCAGTTGAAAATCATCCTCAACAATGGTTTGTCCATTGGATTCACGCACAGAACCAAGACCCCTTGAAGAGATGCCAAGTTTGATGCCTGACTTAACCAAGGACTTAAGAATTTTACCAGATGGTGTATCAAGAACTTCAATCTTGCCCATCACATTATCACCGTCCCACCACATCTTCGTTACGAGGTGGCTGGCGTTCTTTAGGTTGATAACAGAATCATCAGGGTGGTCAAGTTCCCCCAAGGAACGACGCTCGCTCACAGCATTTTGGTATCTTTCAAGCTCTCTCTGTAAAGTTTCTTTGCGATAAACTCTTCCGTTACCATTTTTAACACCAGCCCTTTGGCAAACGCCGACAAGATAAACGCCACCATTAGAAATGTTACGTTTCTCGGATTCGGTTAGCCGCTCAATAGGGCACCGGCCCTCGGGGCATAACTCAAAATATTCTGTAAGCAGTTGTTTTGCCATTATTTCTTTTTACCTTTCTTGGGGGTATTCTTCTTACCATATCCATCGTACTGATTACCGACCTTACTAGCACCCTTTACGCCCCATACATAAGAAGCAGGACTATTTTTAACCACCTTCGCTATCATAATATATCTCCCCAAGCAGGGCTCCCCCCTGCGTGCCTATGCTACCGTTGCAACAACGACGAACCTCTGGCGTATTGCGCCGTCTCATAACTCACCCCCTCTTCTATTAATTTTTAAACCGAAATCATCTAACAACATTGTAATAAAATAACTCGTTCCTGCTGAAATGCACCCACAAATGAATGCATTTATAAGATTATACTCAAATGTAAATAGTTCTGTGTATCCGTTTATCGACCACAAGAAAATACCAGCCCAAAAGCCAATGCATAGAGGGCAGTGGAATAATTCACCCAATTTGCCTTTGGTGGGCCTTATGGGGTTAAAGATGGATCCATACAAGAGGATGAAGGTTAAGCCATAAGAGGCGAGAATAAAGTGTATAAGTTCCATTTACACCTACAAACGATAGATGGCAGACAGACCATACGGCTGAGTTCCTGGTCGTATCGAACCCTTTTCGGCTGCTTGGCGTCTCGGATCGAAATCTGTGGAGTCTTCCTCATCGGGCTCAGTGAGCCTCTTTTCAAATTCATCATAAAACTCTTTCTCGTAAGCAAGATGAGGCCTCTCGGCGTCAAGAAATTTTTGTAAAGCATATAACACGTATCCCACACTATCATATTCGCTTGATTCGGGAATGTCTGCTTGCATCGAATTATAAACAGAGCCGCCTTGAACAGTCCCATACTTTACAACGCCCATCTTATAAAGATATTTAAAGAGCCTATCTTCGGCATCATAAACATGCGAGCCCATCTCATTTTTTGGGAACGCCACAACCTTGAGGTCTTTAGGCATGATAACTATATCTATGTCTCGGTGATCGAAAACAATAAGATTTCCCTCAAGTGTCTTCCTGATCTTAAAAGATAACGGAAACTCCATCTTCTTGTCTCTTATTGAGACTTTGACCTTGGAGCCCACGTCCTTCTCGGCAGTGCCTATTGAAACATTAACCGACATCGCTTTGTAGCTCCCCTACAAGCTCTTGCAGCTTAAGCACTTTCTTCAGAAGATCACCATCTATCCACTGGCCCTTGAACGAGTCAATCACCTCCAACACCGGCTCAAAGTTATTGTTCTTACTTGACTCACTGTGTACGGCTTCTCTCAGCCTAGCAATCTCAGTGTTGAGGAATATTTTAAGACCCAACCCATTGTCAGAAAACGAATTAATGTACTTTTGTAGGAGCGTTTCTTGCTCCGCAAGCAACTTCTTGTCAAACATAGCATTAAACTTTTTAATATGAGTTCGCATAACAAGCTTGTCCGTCGACACTTTCTTGCTTTTTTTTGCCTCTGCGAGAGGTCTTTTCGTCATATACCCCAAAAACTGCTCTTCCAGAATAACCCTACTCTTGGGGCCGAGTTCCCCGCTGAACAACTGGTATGCCGTTGCCATAGAGGTGTACGATGGTACAAAATTATCAAACACCTCAGAAGACAGCAACTTGTTTATCTTATTAATAAGGCTCGTCTGTTCTGCGAACATTTCATCTTGCGGAAGAGCAGCATGTTGGCTACAAGCCTCTTTGAGCACTTTCTCTGCCTGTCGGGGCGTGACGCCGTCAGTCGATAAAATAGATTTATAGATGGAAAGTTCACCCTTCAGCAAAGAATTCGCACCAAAAGACTCTTTCAAGATCTTTAAAATAACTTTCTTTCTCTCGACATCGTTGGCGATGATGGACTTAGTTAACTCTTTAGAGAGAACTTCAAACAAGAACGCCGTATTTCTTTTTTTATTGTGTTTTAGTCTCATTTAGTTTAATCTCTAATCCTTCAAGCATGCTGTCTATCTCTCGCTTTGATCCGAATATGTGTTTCTCTTCCCTCGATAAACCATCTTCTTCTATATAATTAGAGTCTTTGCCCTCTGAAAGATACCCCTGGAAAGGTAATTCTACAGCATTCCTTATCTCAGACCCTGTCCAAGTCCCCCTATGTGTTCTTCGAGGGCCCTGCTCAAGGGGGACAATATTCTTCTTTGTTTCTTTTTTAAAAGCGACTGCTGCCTTATCCCTTCTTTTAGGCTTATGTGTTTTTCCTTTCCACTTCGGCTTTGTATACTCTGGGGCCCCCGGAACGGGGTCCGGTGACTCAGTGACTTCCTCTCCCGGCTTTGCTAGTAACACATCATCTTCCACTTCTCCACCAGCGCCTTCTTCACCACCGGCCTCACTAGGTGGCTCTTCCGCGCCACCCAATTCGAATCCACCTCCCTCCATCTCTGTGCCTCCGGTAAGGTCCATTCCCATAGCGGCTTCTTCGGCTTTGATTGATTGTTCAAGCGCTAAGTCAAGCTTTTTATCAAAGAACCTCTCTCTCTGCATGCGCAGCGTTTCTTTCTCAGATATATTAAAAATGTTCTCAAATACCCATCTACGAGAAAAGTACCCCTCCGACCCAGCAGAAGCGACATCAAATTTGGTCCTCCAGTGCTCTAGCTCTTGTAGTTCGGCGAGCTTGGAAGGGTTGTTCAGGGTCAGTCTAAAACTTGTAAGATCTCTACCGCGATAGCCAAGAGTAAAAAGATGGATGATCGCCACCTTTTCAAGTTCCGAGACAACAGACTTCTGTAGTCTCTGTATTGTTCTCGCAAATCGAATATCCTTTTGCGCCAAGGTTGTTTTATCTTCTGTCCCTCCTTCCATGTTTGTAAGGTAAGAGGCCGGTATCTTCAGCGCAGCAAATAGCTTATCTCTCAAATATCTGATATCATCGATGTCGCCTGTGTATGTGCCTCCCGGTAAGTTCTCTATCCTCGTGCCTTGCTGGCCCCCTCGAACAGGGATAAAATAATCCTCTTCAGTAGACATCGGATTATAACGCAAATCTACTCGACCAGTATTTTGATTAACAATTTGATTCCTTTTCATCTGCGTTATAACGCGCTGCATGTACTGCTCAACGTCCTGTGGTGCGATATTTCCCACATCCACATAGAACACTCTACGCTCCGGTGATCTTACGATACGATACGCCATAACAGCATCTTCCATTAACGTAAGTTGTCTCCAAATTCTACGAGCGGGCTCTAAAACAGAAGTGCCATATGGAACATACTTATCATTACCTAAAATACGAAAATGTGCAACCTGCCAGTTCTCAAACGTCATCGCCCCCTGGTTCCACTGAAACTGCACGTATTTAGGGTTCGTCTTATCCTCGCCCTCTAGCCTTTCGATCTCATTCGATGGAAGACCTATGGCGTACTTAATGCCGTCATTATCGTCAATGTCAAGGTAAAGAAAGAAGTCTCCATACTTACACATCGCTCGTGTCCATCCGAAAAGATTAAACTCCAAGTTAAGAATTTTAAAAAACAGGTTGTCTAATATGCCTTTTATCTCTTCACTATTGGTCTTGATATTTAACATATCATTAAGCTCATTGCTGGTAGTCATCTCGTCAGCATAGATGTCCAGCGCGGATGCGATTTCAGGAGTAAACTCCATCTGGTCAAAATCAATATACCGTTCGCCCCGCTGTTGATTTGACATATAGGAGAACGCAAGCGACTTATAGGGATTGTGGTCCTCTCGCTTAAACGATTGGCCAGAAGCAGACTTAAACTGACTCGCTTGGGTGGCGTACTGCCTAGACTTTAGCTGTCTTGGCTGCTCCCTGTCATAAACAGCAAGGGGTCCCGAAAGCAGCCTCGTTAGCTGTCTGTACAGCCTGCTGGCGGGGTTATTAGGATTTTTAATGTTGTTTTTTGCCACTTTCTACCCCTTCAGTAACCACGAATACTCTCTATACTTCTCAACCTCACCCGTCTGCTGTATCTCCTCGAACCCATGCATACCAGGAATTGTAGTATTCATGGTGGTGGGGTTGCGCACCATACATTTCAAAAATGTTTCTCTATAACTCACGTCCCTCTGCCCTTCAACAAAAACACTATCCTTAACCCAGCACCCAATTGCGCATGCCATTATAAGATCATCATTGCTTTTGCGTGACGCCTGCGGGCGTCCGGACTTCCAAACAAATTGCTCCATCTCAGCCAAGGTCCTTCTTGAATATATTTTAATTAGTTTATTTCGTACAAACTCTTCCATTTTGGCAATTATCAAAGGTCTCGTTTTTTGTGTGGTGGCAAACCCTGGGATTGCTGTCGACATATACTCTCCAATATAGCTCTCCACGTATTCGTGCGTACTCTTCTTGGAATAGTATATGTTCGGGTAACCTCTGTTAATTAACTTTTCTAAAACAGAAAAGCCCACGGTGTTATTTTCAACAACTAACATAGAGTTGCCGTACTGTTTTCCTGCGCTCATTAGAACCTCTGAAAAAATATCAGGCGTCGGCTTCCCTTTATACTCAGCCACAACCTCATTAGTGTCAATTCTTATTACATGAAAGACAGAAAAATCATTACCATCTCCTCTTGCCACATCAGCCGAAATAAAATAATCAGCAGATTCATCATACTCCCGCCAGATCCACAAATTTCTATCAAACCCTGTTTTATATTTGGGGTCCTCACACCCCTCCTTCATTCTCTGTATATCTTCCGAATCAAAAACAGTTTCACCAGACATGTTAAAATTGCACTCTAGTTCCTGTGCGATCTGTCTTCTTGACATATTACGAGTTTCTTTATCAAACCACTCCTGCCCCCTATCGGGATGTACTTCCCACGGTAGCACCGTCAGATTGAAATCATTTTCGCCACTCTCAGCTTTAGAGCAAATCTCATGGAACCAATTACCAACCCCATTCGGAGTTGACAAAGCTATACACCGGCCGCCTGTCGAAAGTGTAGGGTACAAACCGGTCCATAATTCTTCGAGCCCATCAACGTGCGCGGCCTCGTCAATAACCAATAAGGATAGCGCCTCAGAACGACCAGCGTCTCCGCTAGTTGACGAAGCTTTTATTTGTGACCCATTTGATAATTCAAATGATGCCCTATTGTCAATGGAAATGTTTGTAATTTGCATCCAAGCAGGCAAATTCTTAATCATCGCCTTAACCTTTTTAACCAAGTTGGAAGCCGTACCAAATTTAGTAGCAATGACAAGAACGTTCTTATCCCTATGAAAAAGCATGAGCCACGCCACATATGCCGCAGTCACAGTAGAAATGCCGAGCTGCCTTGCCTTTAATATGACATTAAAGCGATAGTCGTTAAACTCATGCACCAGATCCCTCTGAAAGTCGTAAGTCTTAAACGGGATAAGGCCTCTCATGGGGTGGGATATTCTACAATAGCTGTTTATAAAATAAGCCGGGTCTTTACCCGATTTTACAATTTCTTTTACAATCTCGTCCTTTGAAAGCTCAAAAGACATTACGCTCTCCGAGTATCGTTCGGTGACCTCTTGTTGGTACTTTGATCAAGGAAATTCTTAAACGATTTTTCAATGTCGCCGCGTTCTGGTTTGTTCTTTAGCACCGTAGCCTTAGTCTCCAGTCCATCGTTGGGGGCAATCCCCTCAAGCCCGCCTATCTTGTAGCTCTTCTGGCACATAGCAAACACACGAACGCGACTCGTCTCTTGCACCAAGATATCGCATTCCCCCATAGCTTTCAAGCTTAAAGTATCGCTAGTGATCTCTTTGTATTTTTTTTGCAGATGTTTCCTAATGTCCTCTATTGTTGCATCAATATCATTCTCAAACGGAGTTGAATACACCTCCTTGAGTGTACACTCCGTTTGATAGTTGATCGTAAGTGTGTCGCCCATGATCTTAACTTTGAAACCATCAATACGACGACTATCGTATACAGGATGCCCTTCTTCCCTCTTAAGGCCAATCTTATACGGCTTGCCTTCCGAGTCTAATGCGCCATCATAACAATCTGCCGCTGCTTGGGCGATCCCTTTTACTATATCAAGTGTTTTTTGTGACATCTTTTGGTCTCCATCCTTCTAGCCAACGTTGTTCTCTACTCTCAATGTACTGTATGTAGCAATGTTCACAACATTGATATTTGCTGGTGTAAATATCATCTTTTATCGTCATCAACCTTTTTGTACAAACCGGACAATAT